GAGATGATGAGGCTTGGGAAGACACTATCTACATTCCACTATATGAGTGGGCAGAAGATCACTGGGATGAATTTGTAGCTAACGGAAAGCCATCTAAATAATCAAACAGCCCCCGAAAGGGGGCAACTAATCAAGGGGAATACTATGGAACATCAATTAACTTACATGGATATCAAGCGCAGAGATAGCCAAGCTACAGAGAAGCGCGACAGTATCAAGGGCATTCTAGCGGCAGTTACTTTGTTTGCTTTGTATGCAATCGTTTCAACTATGGATTACCAAGACTGCTTGCGAGGTGCTACATGTTAATCTATGAAGACTTTGTATCTAAGCACTACGATGCTCTGTATAAGGAAGATTCTAGGTTGTCTGACCTACCGGATGAAGCAATGGATGAGGCTGTTTACATATGGCTAAACAGTCACAAGACTTGGTTTGAGGATATATACCCTGCAACATTCAGCAGAGGTGTAGGCAAGATAGCTACAGAAATGCTGTTTGGTAAAGCACCATCAGCAAGCAAGATAGTATCTAACCTGTTTGTTGCTATGGCGGAAGACTCACCTGATGAGTACGACAAGGATGACCGATGGTGGTCAGAGGCGTTAGAGACACACCTAGATAGCATTGTTAACTTAAATAACTTTGCTGACGACCTTAGAGATCGAATCTACCTGTACCTAGAACAAACAATAGAAGAGGCAATCTTTGAAGAGTTCGCAAAGCAGAAAGGCGAAAACGATAGGGAGCATGGAATCTATGACTGATTTATCAAAAAAATGGCAAGAACTTAGAGACGAATACCCGCCTCTGGAGATACCGAACGACAAAGAGGAGCGCACACAGTTTGAGAACTGGGTTGCAGAAATGGGATTTGATGGGATAATTGGAATTGATAGGGTGGAGCAAAATGACAAAAACTAAAAGAGCGATAAAAGAGGTAAACCAAATGGCAGATAAAGCGATATTAAAAGCGCAGTTAGAGGCGTTCAAAGCTAAAGCAAAAGCATGGTTAGAGGTTGAGGCTTATGGATATAAGAGAGGCACAATACTAGTTTCCGTAGTCGTGCTAATTGCCGCAGTAATTACAGCTTCATAGTGTACCCCTAGTAGCAAGGCACTCCTTCAGCCTGATTAGCCAGATTGGTTCACTGGTGCTACGAAACGAACCATCTTCTCAGGTAATAACCCCCATAGCTAGAAAGCATTAGACTGCGTTCTAAGCCCTCTATATAATCCCGCCTTAACAACCTGAGACCCCCTATGAAAACCATCCTTATACTGGCGATAATCGCCCTAGTATTCATTGCCTATGACGATTTAGGCGGCAAATACATGAGAAAAGAAGACCAACCTGAAAATTAATTGCTTGACTGTAAAGCATTGGTTATAGTATATAGGCGATAGATAGAACCAATAATGAGGTAACTACTATGTTGAGCCTAGAGCTAACTAACAAGATCAACACTTGCAAAGAGAACGGATGGACTGATCTATTGTCTAAGCTAGACGAGATCACCCAGAGCCTAATCGAGAACCCTAGTGCAGGGCATCAGATCAAAACAGCATTAGTCTTTTGGAAAGATGCTGTTGAATGTCGCACTAAAGGTTTACCACCAAAAGAACATGATATAATAATCAAAAACCCAAAAATGAATACCAGACAGGTGTTCGGAGCAGATATGTAAATGTTAAAAATAAACTATAGGGAAACTGGGGAGTTAATACCATACGTCAATAATAGTAGAACACACAGCGAACAGCAGGTTCAACAGGTGGCTTCTAGTATTAAAGAGTTTGGTTTTACTAACCCCATATTGATAGATGAGCAAGACAGCATAATAGCAGGGCATGGTCGGCTTCTAGCGGCACAAAAGCTAAAGCTCGGTGAAGTGCCTACCATTACGCTTGAGGGGCTTACAGAGGCACAGCGCAAAGCCTATGTTATTGCTGACAACCAATTAGCATTAAATGCTGACTGGGATATAGATGCATTGAAAATTGAAGTTAGCAGATTAACAGAATTAGAATTTAATTTAGATGTTCTTGGGTTTGATGATGATATGCTTAAGAGCTTGACAGATACATTTGAGCCTAATTTTGACCCTGCTACAGAAGAAGAGCAAGGTCAGTTAGATGAACTTGACCCTAAGTGGATAGATTGTCCACATTGTGGAAAAGAGTTTGATATGAGGGGTGTAGAATGATTTTAAACCATGAACAAAAAAACAAAAACATATTAAGTCGTTTTGATACTGAGAAAAGCGGTTCTAAGATTCGCAAGTATGAATTTGAGATGAATGGCAAAAAAGTAAGAATGATTAATATGGATAACGCTACATTAGAACAAGCAAAAAAATCATTAAAAAGCAGATGGGGCGAATTAGTACAAAATGTCAAAGAATGCTAAACTAAAAATAGATTGGGCTAGTTTTGATGCGGCTAAGTATGCTTGTGAAAATTGGCATTATAGTGGTGTTATACCTGTTGGCAAATTGGTAAAAGTTGGTGCATGGGAAGATGGCAAGTTTATCGGAGTGGTTTTATTCGGTAGAGGTGCTAACAACAATATGCTAAAACCATTTGGCTTAAAAGCAGATGAAGGTTGTGAGTTAGTACGTATAGCATTAACAAAACATAAAACACCAGTAAGTAAGATAATGGCATTAGCAATTAAGTTTCTTAAAAAAGCCAACACAGGTTTAAAACTTGTGGTTAGTTATGCTGATGCTGACCAAAACCATCATGGCGGAATCTACCAAGCAACTAATTGGGTTTATAGTGGTCTTATGAATGCAGGTAGTATGGGTGCTTTTATTATCAATGGTAAAAAAACACATCCTAAATCTGTACACAGTAAAGGTGTTAAGCAAAATATAGATGCAGTAAGAAAAAATTTAGACCCTAACGCTACTGTATTTTATACAAAGGGAAAACATAGATATTTAATGGCATTGGACAAAGAAACAAAACAGTCTATAATGCATTTAAGCAAACCTTATCCGAAGCGTGCAAAAGAGCAGGCACTAGAGAACCCCTCTAGTCTGGGCGGTGCAACTCCGACCTGTACGCTCCAAGTTTCCTAATTATGAAAATAGGCAATCAAGGCGATGGGGGTGGCAGACCACCTGTAGTGCTTACAGATGCACAGATAATAGAACTGCAAGCATTAGCCGCTGTATTAAACAAAACACAAGTAGCAGACTATTTCGGTATCACCGAGAAGACTTTGCGTGAAATAGAAAAACGCCAACCAGAAGTAAATACCGCATATAAAAAGGGTAAGGTAAAGCAGATAGCCAGTATGGGTAGCAACCTTGTCCAGTTAGCTAAATCAGGTAATGTGTCCGCAAATATCTTCTATCTTAAAACGCAGGGCGGTTGGAAAGAAGAGCAACAAGAGCCTTTAGAAATACCCCCTTTGAATATTGTATTAAGCAATGCAACTGACAACTCCTCAGACTGATATATTTACATCATCTGCTCGGTTTAGAACTGTTGTAGCAGGGCGTAGGTTCGGCAAGACGTTTTTGTCTACTATCGAGATACTTAGGGCGGCTATAGGCGGTAAGAATAGAAACGTATGGTATATCGCTCCTACCTATGGTTCTGCAAAGGAAATTGCATGGAATATGCTTATACACACTATTCCAGAAGAGTACATATACAAGACGAATGAGACAGCATTAACCATTAAGCTAATTAACGGCTCAACGATTGCGTTAAAGGGTGCAGAGAAACCTAACAATCTACGTGGTAGGGCATTGGACTTTGTAGTGCTAGATGAGTTTGCAGATATGAAGCCTGAGACTTGGAGTGAGGTAATTAGACCAAGTTTGAGTGATCGTCAGGGAAGTTGTATTTTTATTGGTACGCCTAAAGGGCGCAATCACTTTTACGATATATGGGCTGATGGTTTAACTGGCAAAGATCACTGGGAAAGCTACCAGTACACAACCATTGATGGCGGCAATGTACCATCAGAAGAAATAGAACAAGCCAAGATGGACTTAGACGAGCGCACTTTCAACCAAGAATACTGCGCTGAGTTTGTGACTTACTCTGGTTTGATATATTATGCCTTTAGTAGAGAGCTATCAGTAGAACCTATTGAGGACAATGGTGGTACACTACACATTGGTATGGATTTCAACTTAGACCCAATGAGTGCTGTTATATGCTTAAGGCATGGGCAAGACTTACTGGCTATAGATGAAATCGTTATGTATGGGTCTAACACAGATGAGATGGTTGCTGAGATAAAGGATAGGTATCCTGATAGGCACTGTATCATTTATCCTGACCCTGCATCAAGACAGCGCAAAACAAGCGCAGGTGGTCGGACTGATTTGTCGATCTTACAAAACGCAGGATTTAGCGTTAAGGCGAAGAAAGCTCACCCGTTGGTCAGGGATAGAATCAACGCGGTTAATAGTCGTTTACTGTCTGGAGATAGTGAGCGGCATTTG